GGCCACTATACGACTGCCGTTTTCTAATTCAATACTTCCTTTGTTCCAGTTTAATACGCCTTGTTGTAAAAACTTTGGTATATTTTCATAGGCCAATTGTAATCGGCCTAATATATCTCTTGCTGTAGATGATTTGTTTGCAAGTATGGCAACGTTTGTATTTGGATTAAAGATTACATAATGCAATAGATATGATACAATCGTTGTTGATTTACCTGATTGTCTTGGTAATTTACATATTGTAAAACGGTTGTTGTGCATTGTACCAACCATTTCTTTTTGAAAATCATACATTTTAAAAGGTACAAGGCCCTCATCTAACGAAACAATCTTTACATAATTTTGAATAAAATATAAAGGGTCTTTCGAACACTTATCAAACTCTATTATTTGTTCTTCTGTAAACTCTACTTTAACGTTTACTTTTTTTAGATTCGGATTACCGAGATATACTTCATTCATTGACTAAAATACCTTCTATATGTGTGTAACCTAATTGTATAGCGGCCTGAACTCTTTGATTGCCTTCCCATACACTGTATTGTTTTTCTTTAAAGTTTGAATCACCAGCACCACTTCTATATTTTGAATAATCAAATAATTCTTCACCTAATGGGCCAATAGGATTTTTTCTTGTATCGTGTTTTAATACTTTAATAGGTTCAATCATATCTTCACCATTTAATAACTCTTTTAAAGGAGTCATTCTTGTTATATAAGTTAAATCACTTATCTGAAATATCTGTTTGTTCAGGTAATTTCGTTTCGCTTTGAGTATTTTCATTTTTAACTTTCAACATCTTTTGTAATTCAGCAGTAGAACCTACAAATAAAGCATTTTGTATTTTAGTGTCTGCACCTTTTGTAGCAGTTTTTAATTCTTTTAATTTTTTTTGTAAGTCTTGTAACTTATCAACTGTTTGTGCAACGTTTGTAATTAATTGGCCTGCAACTTCGTAAGCTCGTGGGTGTTGGCCTTCTTTTGCAATTTCTAATATACCTTCTATTGCTTCTTGTCCTTTTTGTATTAAATCATAATAATTATCACGACTAAACTTGTAATCATTTTCAATATCAGTTTTAGTTTTATCTTCTACACGTGGCACAGAAGGATTATCTATCTTTACTAAAGACTCCAATGTAGGTTTATTTTCAGGCGATATGCCCAATATCTCGTTTACTTTATCTTCTATTTTTGTCATAATTAAACATCAGTATCAGTCGTAGGGTTATACTTCTTACTATCTGTAAAAGAAGTAATGGTTGTTGTAAATCCAAAGTCATCATCTGCATCCGCCGTTGTTGGGTCTGGTACGACCACAATTCTTTCTTCTCTTTTTGCCGTTGTTGTATCCGTATCTGTGTAAATATCTGACTGTACCGTTTTGATAACACCTTGATTGGACATTGGCCCAAACAAATATGTTTTAGCAGTAAAGTTTAAGGTATATATAACGGCTCTACGAGTTGTAAAATCTCCGCTATAACTATCTTCATATGATACACTGTTTAATATAATCGGTATATCTCTTTTAATATTTAATTCAGGTAATACATTTACAGTAATCGTATAATCAGGTTGAAAGAAAGGTAATATCTGTTCTACTATTTGTAGGCCGTTTTCTGCCGTTGCTGTAAAGGCATAAAGATTTAAACTTATATTATATGGCACTGGTACATAATTAAAATTATGAACTTCACCTGATTCACCAGATTTTACTTTTCTGAATTTTTGAACTCTTGTTAATTTTCTTGTAGGGTCATAAGCAAGACCAGATATTTCAAATCCTAATCTTGGTAATGTAATTGCAAAACTACGATCATCTAAATCTGGTTTTTGATCTAGTCTTACTAAAAACTTTTCTTTTGGTGCATAAGCTAAAGGAACTTTTAATCTTTTTGTAACTGCACCTGTACTTGATGTTGATTGTATAACTATATTGTTAAACAATTGACCAAATGCAATTATAATCTTTCGCATTCCTTCATTATAGAAAAAATTACCAAACATTAATTAATTTCTCCAAAAGGATTTGTTTCTGTAAAATCTAATATATCATCAGCAATAGATTGTGTATCAAATCCAGCTTCTGTGTCTAAATCTAAATTTTGTGCATAAGCAGATTGAGTTGCCACTGTTGTTGTCGTTGTTGCTTCTTCGTTTAAGAAGAAGTTTGGTTGACCTGATGATTGATCTTGTTCTAATTGTAATGAACCAGTTTCATCTTCAAGTGTAAATCTGTTGAGTAATAGATTTAATGAGTATTCAGTTTCTTTATCATCTATTTCAGTTATGCCTGTATTTAATTCTTCTGAACTGTATTCCCAACGTGTAACTCTTAATTTATAAACAGGTAAACTACCTAATTGAAATAATGGTTCTTGGTCCTCTACAAACTGTATTTCAAAAAAACTATTCATTAATGGGAAATATATAATATCTCCTTCATTAGGACGGCCTTCTACAATCTGTGTCATTGGATTATCAACTTGATTTTGCCAACTTCTTTTTGCGATAACGAAAGTGGTATCTTCTCTTATTTCTAATCCAAACTTATTAATTAATTCTTTTTGGCCTGCAAATCCTTCAGTCGTTTCAAAATACATTTCTATCATATAACTATCATCAAACTTACTTGAAGTATCTTCGCCTAGTATTAAATCTCTATTGACAAGTGTTCGTGGTAAATAATAGACATCGTGGCCATAGATTTTTAGGCCTTCTACAATTAAATCTTCGTAAAGTGTTTTCTCGGCCTGATTGCCAATTCCTTGGCCTCCCTGGAAATAATGATTTACGGGCATAGTTTAACCTACCATAAATGCTGGGGCAATTTCGAAACTATCTCTTATTTCTTTTTCTAATTTTTCAATATCTGTTTGTGCGTCTGTAAAAATCTTTTCGCCATTAAGTTTAACGCCACCTAACATTACTACTCCATCAAATTTACTTAAATTAGCACCCCATTGTTTTTTAAATAATGCTGTTGTATATCTCTTTAACCATTGGTCATTAAACACATCCGTAAAAGTAGCTGGGTCTAATTTTCTATAACAATCTATAATTAAGTATTCATCTACTTCTAAATCGTTCACCCAATCCATATCAATATACAAACGATTATCGTGTTGTTGAAATCTGATAGGTTTCATACCTACTAAAATTTGGTCTAAGAAATCTAAATGTCTTAACACCATATCATAGTTAATAATTGATGTTGAAGCAAAGTCATACAAATCATTTAATCTTAATTGATACCTTACGTCAAACATATTCATACTTGCTTTGTCTGAAAAAGGAAATATATTTGTTACGGCAATAACTGTATTTGGAACTATAAGAAAATTGTTTGCTTCGTACCAAGTTGTGCTGACACCATTTTGTGTAGGTGTTTCAGAAGATGGTGTTGAAGCTTTTAATCTGTCTTTATCTTGTGATGTAAGTTTATACTTTAAATATGTTCGTCTAATACCGTCATAGTGATATTGAGCATAGTATTGTAATGCTTCATCCAGTCTATCTTCTAACTGGTCATCATCAACGTTTATCTCTATTACTGGTTTACCTAATGCTCTTAAAGCATATTGTTTAAGTGTTTCTCTAGTAGATGGATTTGCCATAACTCTACTATTTATATAAAAGAAATTAGAACTTATAACGAATAGTTGCTAATAACTGTGGGTTATAGTCTTTATAAGCACCTGTAAACACTGATGTTTGTTCTTTATCGTGATAGTATAAACCTAATTCTAAACCAGCTCTTTTATCTGGTCGTTTGTGTTTATCATCTTCTGTATGTAAATTATAAACAACACCCCAATAATTACCTGTAAATCCTAAATCATCATTTTCTGTTCTGTGAACTGTACCATAAATGCGTTCATTAAAACTATATAATAGGCCGTAATCATATCTGTTCTTATCAGCAAAGCCTGTGTCCATATCGTCCCAAACTTCTGCACCCCAAATCAAAGGAATATTCCAACGATATAAAGTACCACCTAATGCCCAACCTTTTTGTGTACGTTCATTAAAAGAAGCTACACTTGTTGAACTTTTTGGATTTTTGATTTGCATATAAGATAAATCGGCATATCCAAAAAGTCCTACAGTTGCACCTGTATATAAAGCATCTCTCTCATTATCCCAACCAATAACTAAACCTGCTGGAACATCTTGTCTTAGACGATACGAATCAAAATCAAATTGATTATCCCAATTAAAACCACCGATAGCTAGAACTGCTTTCTCTCTATGGTCTAACCTTGAATTTGTTTGTGTAATAATTAATGGCGCACCTATCTTTGGCGTCTTTGCAAAACCTAATCGTTGTGCGTCTGTTTCACCAAGATATAATCTGTAATAGTCATTACCAATACCCATTTGTTTTTCTTGTATCGTATTGTTTAATGTGGTATCTAAAGAATAATAAGTGTCATATAACATTGAAGCACCTGTCCAATTGATATAGGGATTTTTAAATGTGTGATTAATACCTATCTGTAATTCAGCTCTTGAATCTATACCACTATCATAAGTACGGTCATCATAATAACCTTCTACTTCACCTGTAATGAATAGGCCTTTAGGTATTGAAATTTTGTTTGATTCTAATTGTGATATTCTTTTCTCTAAATCTGATATTTTCTTTTCGTCTGCTTTTACAAAAGAGGTTGCCAATAAAGTAATTATGATTAAAACAATTATGGCAAAATATTGTATAATCAATTTCTTATCTAGTTTCATATTAAGTATTTATCTTTGGAAAAAGATGGTCTTTATTAAACACTAACACATCTTTTTCATCTAATCCTAAAGATAACATTACTCTAGGTGTATGTGGGTTTTGTTGTTGATGTTCACAATAATAGTTTTGTGCTGTTATCACATCTTCTCTTTTCGAGTCATTTTTAAAGTCGCCAATTTTATCTAAATAATTATGTAGATTACTTTCGGCCATTGTTGTTACTTGGAACAATTCTTCTTCTGTCTGTATATTACCTGCGGCAATCATTCCACCACTAAAGATGGCCTTTGCCCAATCTGGCAATTCTCTTTCTTTACTTGGTTTGTACCATTTAGTTTCATTAAGAAACCATTGTGTGAGTGGATGTTCTTTTTTAAGAAGTGGTGAAAAATCGTGGAACGCACCTGTTACTTTATTTTTACCTGCTATGACATCAAATCCATAAATTGGCCCGCCATTATTCAATTCAGGAAATAAACAAACGTGCATCATCCAAAGGCCTTTTGTTTCTCTTGCATCAACCACGTCCACGTGAGCACGCCTTACGTTCTCATTTTTCCAAGTACGATTGACCCAACCTTCTTTATTAAATCGTGTCATACCTTCTTCAAAGTATTCAACACAATTTATATCGAGTATATCTATGATGTTATTCTTGCACTGTATAAGATTTTCCCAAATCATTCATTTCCTTAAATAATTCTGTAGCATATTCAAAACATAATTTAGCTTCAGCGACCACGTTTACTTGGTACGTGTTCATATAGTTATTTATTAACTCTCTTACAACTCTTTTTGTTTCTTCAGGTTTTAAAAAGACAAGATATGTATTTGGGCCAGGTGTTTTTCTCTTAATCATTTGACCGCCATATAAATCTCCCATATGTCTTACGTAGATATGAGCATACAGCTTTTCTGCATCATCTTTGATTGTGTCTAAATGATAGACATATCTTAATGTGCTGTCTGTGATGTGAGGTTTTTCTGGTTTGTTCCACAGTGAACGAAAGTCGTGGTCTATTTTTTGAGCTCTGTCAAGGCCAGGTGTTTGTCTAAAGAGGCCATTGGCAAAAGCATATTTTTCAAGTGTAGCATAACACTGTAATAGATTAAACAAGTATATAGCATATAGGTCTGGATTGATTTGGCCAGACATAAGAGTTTGTACAAAAGGTTCTAATTCAGCTTTTCTATGTTCTTCTAAAGTGTATTCTTTAATATCACTCATTTTTTTAACTCCTCATAATTATCGGGATTTCTTATAAACAATCTCATACCGTGTATATCTTCTTTAATATCTAAGGTTTTAAATTTTATTTCCTGATATATTTCGTCTGCAATACACCATCTAGGCATTTTAGGTCCTTTAATATCCATTAACCAATAAAAAACATTTCTTTTGTTAGAAAAGAAAAAAAAATATTCGTATTTGAATTGTGAATTAAAAAGGTAACAATATCTTTTTCCTCCACTTTTTTTAAATTCGTTTGTAACTTCCCATTGTGCATCAGAAGTTAATCTAATTATATGTGGAATTCCTGGTTGTTCTTGGTACCTATATGTCATATTAAATAATTAAATGATTACTACATTCAGGATCGCCCATCTCTCCTTTAACAAACGTATTAAATGAAATTGTAATTCTATCTTTATCACTTTTATTAGTATCGACATCGTGGACCATAGATGATGGAAATATAACCAATCTGCCAACTTCGTTTAAAATGCCTACTTTTGAAGCTGTATAAGGATTACTTCCTTTTTCGCCATTGTAAAAAGCAAAATTTCCAAAAGAAGTTCTATCATCATATCTATAAAAATAAGTAGGGCAAGTATCTCCTTCTACATAAAATATACAACTAAAAATACTATTAGGGTGCATATGAGTATGATGAGCCGATAATGGTGGATTTCTATTCATCCAAGATTGTGTTATATAAAAGTTTGTTTTATCACTAGCTCCTAATTGTTTGGCAAATGCAGTAACATTCAGTAAACACCATTTTTTAAAGTCTTCCATAATTTTATCTTCTAAAATGTCTTTTTTAATAGTTATAAAATTATTTAATTTATTTTTTAAAGTCTTT